AAAGGGTTGGCTTATGAGTCAGGCGCAGCCGGACAGTTTGCCGGCCGTGAAATCAGACATTACAGCGGTTTCCCTAACAACGTGGTTTTAGTTTGCAAGGCTTCAACTGGTCAGGACTCAAACCTGTACTTAGCTACCGACAAGGTACGCGACACCGAGAACCTTGTGATTGCAAAACTTCGTCCAGAAGGTGAGCATTATTTCCTGAAGGCATTGTTCAAAATGGATACCGCCTTCTCAATTGACAGCGAATCAGTTTACTACATCGGATCTTAAATTAAAACAAAATGGCAGCAATAACCACATTAACAGTAGGAAACGCGGTAGCAGATAACAACTCATTCGAGAGCAGAGGATTAAAATCCTTCACTCAGATTTATGAGGCTACATCAATTCCTGATCTGAAGACAGGCGCGAAAGAGCAACACGTATGTTACGCTCAGTTGACCGGAGCAATGACAATCAACGCGGCTACCGTTGTATCAAGATTGAACCAATTCGACAGAGTTGTATTCCATTTTTCAACGGACGCAACTCAGCGCATCGTAACATTCGGAACTAATTTTGTTTCGTCTGGAACGGTAACTATTCCGGCATCGAAAGACGCAACCGTAGAGGGATGGTTCGATGGAACAAATATTAAAATTACTTCCCGCGAAATCCAAGCCTAACCTATGAGCTGCGGAAAGATAACACTCGGATCAAGTGTGGATTGTACCAACCCATTACGGGCGGGTACAATGCCCACGCTCACATTGTTTAACTACGATGATGTTGTTTCGTTAACTACTTCCACATCTACACCTAACTTAATCACAGCGTTGACGCTGGCCACTAATACAGTAGGCTACGTGTTTGAAGGCTATAAGCAAGATTTAAAACCTACTCAGGAGATTATCGCTCCTTCAAATGGTTTGAATCAGTTTAAGCACTCATTAAACTTTATTGTTTACAACATTGACCAACTTCAAAAGAATAACATCCAGCGTTTAGCAAAAGGCAAGTTTATTGCCATTGTTGAGAACAAAGGAAAGACAGCAAATTCTTTTGAGGTTTACGGATTAGGTTCAGGTCTTGAGATTGTGCCGGGCGTTGCTCGTGACTCATTTGCCAACGGTGGTGGGTATTTAATTACCCTTGCTACTTCGGATCAGGAGTTTGAGACTATGTTGCCTCAGACTTTATTCAGCACTGACTACGCTACAACTAAAGAACTTGTTACAGAATACGCAGGTTTGCCGACCGTTACAGTTATCAGTGATCTTGCTTTGCAGGTTGCGGGTGGAGATAGTGAAACTATTACCGGAACAAACTTCTATGGTAACGGATCTTCCAGTGCAGTGCTTTCTGTTAAGTGGGTTAATCAGGCTACTTTGGCTGAAACAACTCAAACAAGTGTTACAGTTGCAAGCGATACCAGTATAACGTTTACTTCTGTAGCTTTAACAGCAGGCGCGTACAAGCTTCGCGTTACAACTACACGAGGAGTAGCGGACTCAACTCAAATAGCTATTGCAAGCTAAATAGTAATTGAATAGAAAATTTAAAAAGGGGTGGGCATTAAAAACCTTCCCCTTTTTTATAAATTTACATCATGGCAAAGAAAAAAGAACAACAGCCAGAAGGCCCAACAGTAACACTTAAAAATCCTGATGCGGTTCTTAGATTTGATCGCATAGGAATGGTGTTCACTGCCGAAAATGTTACATGGGAACGATACCAAAAGCTAATTTCTATTAGCCCCTCTTTTAGTCAATTTTTTAACGTAACAACTAAAACTAATGAACTGGAAACCAAAGAATGAAACTTGTGGAGTGCCTGGTAAGGGCTTCATAAAAGCTGAAGACTATTCACAAAAAGATGAAGACGCTTTAATTGCTCGCGCAAAGAACCGAAAGATTGATGTTAATTTGTTTATGTTGGGCGCAGGATTTATTCCGGCAAACGGCCCACAGCTTGAAATCACTGAGGCAGTAGAAGAAGAGCCTCTAAGAAGAAAGCGCAGAACTAAAGAAGAAATCGAGGCCGATAAAGCCAAAGAATAATGAATGTATTTGTCCAGCGATATAACCCGGACATTAAGCGTTTACGAACTTTTGTAGATAGGTCAGAAGGCATACAATGGTGGACGCATAACAACCTTTACCCTCAGATTGTTGAGGGCATAAGGGATCGTTCTTATACTATAAAGTCAGCTTGTGATCGGTTGCAGAAGTTTCTTAGAGGGGAAGGATTTGAAGACCCGTCACTCGCTGGCCTTGTGGTAAACCAAAAAGGCCAAACATTACAGGACATATTGCGAATGATAACAATAGATGCGGCCACTTATTCAGGCTCTTTTGTTGTTCATCTTGGCGTTAATCTTTTAGGAGAATATAACAATCTATCCGTATGGCCTATGGCTTACTGGCGGTTTGGATTGCCGGATGAAAACGGGGACGTTTTCGACTACAAGTTTAATTCTAACTGGGAACAAGACCCTTACAAAGAAATATCCAACGCAAAGAGGATTTTAGAGTACCCTAAATTTATACCAGACAAAGAGTTTATAAAAACACAGATTGAGGAATGGTCTGAAAAAAGAACAGGCTACCCCGGACAAGTTTACTTTGTTACTCCACTTGAGGATCAGTACCCACTGGCTACGTTCGACACGGTGTTGGATCAGGGACAAACTCAGGAAGAGATCGGGATATTTAGATTGAGCTCAATTCAAAACGGATTGAATGCTGCAAATATATTTTCTTATCCGGGAAAATTTGAAAACAAACAAAAGGAGCAAGAGTTTGTAGACGGGTTAAATCCTTTTAAGGGAGGACATGGCGCAGGTTCTACAATTGTAATTGAGGATGAAAGCGGACTTAAAAAAGCTGAGGATTTAATAACTCCTTTGACACTTCAGAACAATGACAAGATTCACGAGTTCATTTCTAAAGATGATAAGAACGCTATCATGGAAGCGTTCGCAATGCCTAAAGGAATCTTAGGGGTACTTCCTGAAACCGGAATGTTTAACCAGCAGCAATTAGAAGAGGAGTACTACTACTACAATTCTATCACAAGGGATTTCCGTACGGATATATCCTCAGCATTAAAAAAGATATTTTCTAACTGGTATCGTCCTGTAGAGAGCGATTTTAAGATTAAGGAACTTGTTTACAAAAAGCAGTCCACAACAGTAACGTCCCCAAGCGCACCAACTGAACAGGCAGCAGTAAACGACAACCTAAAAAATCTTACAGGAAAACAACTCCAAAATATTCAGAGGGTAGTTAGGAAATTCAACAAAGGGGAGTTAACATTCGCAGCGGCCTCACAGTTGCTTAAGAATGGGTATTCATTTACAGAACAGGACGTAAACGATTGGCTTGTAGAAGATGGAGAAGAGATGCCTAATAACATTAAATGATCTAAAGCTATTGCGGCCCACAGCCGAATTAGACGGGGTTAGATTTGAGCCTTACTGTTTGGAGGCTCAGGATCAGGACTTGCGCCCAATTTTAGGCGATGGTCTTTTCTTCGATCTTATGAATGAGTTCTACGATACAGGTGACGATATGTATACGGCATATCAGGAACTAATCAACGGTAAATCATACTCGTACAACGGGCAAACAATTTACTTCGATGGCATTAAACCTATGTTATGTTATTTCACTTTAGCAAGGCTTATTCAAAACCATTCCACAAATATTACAAGGTTTGGTGTCGTTCAAAAAGTTGTCAGCCAATCGCAGCCTGTAGACGCTCAGATTTTAAGGCAACTTATTAACGAGTTGAAGAGCAATGCTCAGACGTATGTTAACCAGACAAAGCAGTTTTTACAACAAAACCAAACTGTTTACACTCTTTACATTGGAAGCGAAAACTCTGGAAATACTTCATTTAAATTATTTAAAGGATAAAATATGAAAAAGTTAATTTTAGTCTTCTTGTTGTTCGCTGGATTTCAATCATTCAGCCAGATAGAAGTTACTCACAATGGATTCACGATTGATTCAGTAGGTGTTACCACGGTGGTAAAAGTTACCATCACAGCGCGCAGGGTTCCTACTTACATTGATGCGATTATCTACACTAAGTCGGATAACGCCAGCACGGTAAGAATCAACGATCAAGGGACTACAATGGTTGACTCAGAAGCAATTCCGGCTGACAAGTTCCGACCGCTACGAATTGTTAACGGTGTATTCTGGATTAAATTAGAAGACGCTGACGATGTTATATCTATTTGGTGGTGAGAACTTATAAGACATATCGCGGGGCTGAATTAAACCTTGAGGCTTACAAAGGTAAGAGTTCTATTAACTATGAGATAGAGGTAACCTTTGACGATGGCAGCGAATACGATCTGACTATTTATAGTTCGATAGTTTGCAAGGTTTTTTACCGGAAAGGATTTACTGAAATACTTTCTCCAACAGTTACAACCAGTGAAAACGTAGTGGTTCTTAATTTAACAGTTGCGCAAACTAATGCACTTCAGCAAAGAGAATACTATTACGAAATCTACGGGGTATCAGTAAGCGAACAGGAGTTAATAACATTCGGAACTTTTAAAGTATCATAATATGAGAGTAAGGGTTTCGGGAGGTTCGGGAGTTTCTCAGCGCGGTACTATGCGAATAGATGACGGGCAATTTAGAATAATTGGAGATTGGGAAGGTAATACAAATGCGGCACCGACAGGCGTAATTAAGAAAGGTTATGCTTATAATTGCGTGTCATCTACCACAACCTTGTTAGGGCCAGATAATAATATCATACCTGTTGGGGCTATGATAATTGCATTAGTAAATAATCCGGGTTCAACATTATCAGACGTAACAAAATGGAAAATACTTTTAGGCGTTTCGGCTTAATAGCCTTTTTTTTTGTGTCAGTAAATTGCTTTGGTCAGTTTACTAAGTCACAGCTTTATAACGGGATTAACACCAATATAAGATTAAAGTCAGCAAGTCAAGGCAGATTAGCGGCTATGTTGGATAGCATAGTCTCTACTTTAGGTAACAGTAATTATACCCCACAAGGGGTAACCCTTGCGGCAGTAGGAGGGATAGCAAGCGGAACAAACTTAGGAACATCCCCAATCGCTATTCAGGACTTGTTAGACGATATTCTATATCCTTATGTTAACCCTGTTTTCACTTCTTTCTCAGTTAGTGGGCAAAGTACTACAGTAGAGGTTGGCACTACCCTATCGGGAAGCAAAACATTTACATGGGGTATAACTTTAAACTCGGGCACCGTTCCTACGATTGACATTTACGATAACACGGCAGCATCTACACTACTGGCTGGAACATCTAATGATGGAACTCAGGCGCAAACTATCACCACAATACAGCTAAACAGTAATGGAGCCACGCAATCTTGGAAAGGGGTAGGAAATAACACTTCACCACCGGGCACATTCAATAGTAGTAATTTTGTGGTTACAGCCAGGTTCTTACGATTCTATGGTGCCGATGCAACACCAACAAATTCAGCAGAAGTAAGGGCGCTTCCATTAAACTCATTTCATGGTGGAGCAAGTTCTTTCACTTTCACCACAGGAACAACGGAAACAAATTTCGTAGTAGCACTTCCTCCTGGTGTAACGATTGCAAGCGTAATAGACTTGACAAACCTCAACGTTGATATTACAAGCAACTTTGTTTTGATTGGAACAGTGAATGTTCTGGATGCCGGTAGTACAAATAGAGCTTATAACATCTATGAGTATTCAATCGGAGTGCCTTATTCAAGTTCAGCCACTTTACAAGTAACGACTAACAACTAATGAAAAAGCTATTTTTTATAATTCTTTTTATTCCTATTCTGGCAAGCGCACAGTTGAATTTGCCTTTTGGTGTTAAGACTTTAGTGCCTGCGCCTCTAAATGTTTGGGAGGGGCCGTACACTTCTATTGCCGCTGCAAACGCAGCGGTACCGACAGCCTTTAGACGATTTACTTTTGGCGGTGCTATTTATGTAACG